CATTAGGATGTATGAAGGAGATTTCGTTACCCATCAACAAGTGCCTTTGCCATCATTCTTACCAATCCAGGTTCAGCATTAGTAACCTCAACAACCTTAAAGGTGCCTTCACCCTTAATCTCATTGAGGATCATGCAATGCTCTGCGGCATTGCCAGGGCAACCTTCTGAGGTGACAATATCACCAGTTTCTGTATTTCTAATTTCCCAAACCATTATATTTCTCTCTCTTTCTCTATTGTACCTATATTATACAGCATAAATATACTTTTGTCAAGCAAAAAATGTTGGCTGTAGGGGGAGGACTCGAACCTCCAATAGTACAGGGCAACAACCTGTTGTGTCTACCAGTTCCACCACCCTACATTAAAGCACTTATGAGTCTTGTCAATCCTATACCACCACCGACTCTAGGTATAAAGTCGAGGGAAAGAAACTCGTCCAATTCCTTATTTACTCTTTCCCTCCCGAATGTGGTATACAATAGATTCGCATACATACCACCACTTATGGTACAGAACATCTCTCTCATTTCCTGTGGATTGGAACTTCTCTCTGCACTACCTATAGTCTCCATTCCACCCAGAATAACATCTATCTTTGCGGCTGTTCCATCTCCATTCTGCTTCATATTCCAGAAAGGTGATGTCTCATTAGGGAAGTTCTTTATCATGGAAGGACCATCCATTTGTCCTTCATGTTCGTGTGTCAAATCTTCTGCCCCGAACCAAGAGCACCACTCTTCATAATCTTTGGCATCTACCTCTTCTTCCCATCCTAAATGTTTAACAAGTTCTCTCTCCATTGTCTCTAGGTCATCTACAGTGCCAGGAAATTCAAATTCGAACATAGGAAATATCAGGTCATGTCTACCTTCAATGATATTCGGTTCCTGTCTGTATGAGGTGGAGACACAAAAAAACCCATCCTTTGATGGGTTTTTGAGGAGTTCGTACTCCAACCACATTTGCCCTGTTTGGGGCAGGGGCCAAACCTCCCCTGCATAATTATATGTTGCGACAGTGGTAGGGTCTTCACATGCCGCAAGTATGGATAGTCTGTTCTGTGTGTGTACCTCTATAAATCCTTTGGACAAAAAAAATGACCGCAATGCGGTCACTGCTTGAGTGAATTTTATAGGGTCAATAAGTTGTGTCATAACGATCTCCTTTATGATGGATAAACCGTTTTATTTATAACACAACTTATTTTAACCTACCATTTAATTTACGTAATTGATCTCTATCGGTTGCTTTTTACGAGTCTCAAACATATAGGAATCATCTTTCTGATGAACCCTTCTGTTCATGCCTTCTTGTTTATATCCGATACCCATAACAATCATAGGATTTCTCTTCAGTCCAAGAAGTTTTCTTAATCTAGGACGATCCATGATACAAGTGCAACAACCTGTACCATAACCAAGTTGAGATGATGTCAAGTTAACATATCCAATAGCAATACCTAATGCAGTATCTCTATCAGTTGCTAGAATTCTTCGGTTTGTTGCTACATATTCATCAAGGGAATCTTTATCATGGACATCAACACCTGATCTCTCTAAAACTTTAAGTGCCGCAAGTGCTCTTTTCTTTTTGTCTTCAGATGCATGTTCCCATGTTGACTCGTCCTCCAGAAGTGGTCTTACATATTCTACTTCTGTCACATAAGTCTGTGGATTAGCATTTCGCCCAGGTTTAAAATTTTCATACTCTTCAAATACGAGTACCAAGTTACCTAAGACTTGAGGATTTTCTGGATAATTTGCTTTGTTTTTCTTCTTCGGGAAATCATAAAAAGTCCGACCATATTTGTTACCTGATGCTTCAGATGAAGAATCTGGACTGCATGTAGTACATTCATAAATTTCTTCAATAACGTCCCTATTGGTAATTGCATGTACTTTATAGAAAGCAACATTTTGCTTACTAGGACATTGTGTTGCGGCAGTTATTATAGTACTAATATCCTGCTCTGGCATTTGTTTGCTCAAATCAAAATTCCGTTGTACATGTTGACTTCTATGAACTGCCTTAAACAGTTCCATATTTTTTGTATCTTTTTGAGGTCTTAAATCAAGAACTTCTGCTGTATTGTCAAACACGATATTTCTCCTATTTTTTCAGAGTATTCTTTATTATTTATAATATTTATACCTTCATCTCTTCTTTTTAGCAAGTTCCATTGCTATCCAATTTGTTGCTCTAGTATTTGTCACCTTCTTACGAAGCAATCCTTGTACACGTTTCCACACTTCCGTAAAGGGATTATCATTAGAATCATTATTATCTACTATGACCATCCTACCCTTAAAGAAATTATTAAATTTGCCTATATTTGACTGCACATCCTTCCATGATTTAACTACAATAGATTCTGGTACACTACGAGCACGTAGTGCGTTACGTTGTAATGCGACATCGAGAGAGGTGTTCACAAATATCATATGTGTATCATAACCCAACTCTTCTAATTGCCGTGCCTGATCCATTAGTCTATCGGCATTCTTACCAGTGCCGTCGATGACAAGTCCAAGTCTACCTTCAACATAATTGGCTTGTCTCTTCTTGGTCACTTTACCAGCATGTTTACGTAGAGGTTCCCTACGGTCAAATTCATCGTCGGGCATTTTGAGTGACAGACTTGCCTTCTTTATAAGCATTTCAAAGGCAGGGTCCGAATTGACTACCTTGAGTCCTGTTCCTCCAGTAGTCTTCCTGACTACATAAGATTTGCCACTACCTGGACCTCCTGCTAGGAAGAATGCCTTAAAGATATTGGGGTCATAAACCCCCTCCTGTAGTTCGTGAAAGTATTTCATGTTCTGGTGTTCCTATTAACTCTCGTTGTAATTGTCTACGATCTTGTATATATCTACCTCGTTTATGCATTTCTATGATATATTTATGTTCCTCTGAAATTTCTATGGGTGTACGTTGTTGGGTTTGGAAAGTCATTTTCTTAATTCTATTTTTGGTCCTTGCCATTTTTTCGTTCCTTTTCAGTTTAAGTTTTTTGATCATAGGGTCTGAGTTAATAGCAATCTCCTTTCCTTATCTAAAAAATGATGGTGGGGGTCCATAAACTGGACCCATTTTTTCTGGCATAGGTTCATAGGCATCTTTCTTTTCTGACAATTCATCTTCAAGACCATTTTTATACAAAGTCATATTCATTTCATGATAAAAACCCTCAACTGTAAAATCATGTTTTATTCGTCTTATCAAATAATTACCACTGAAAAATTTGTCTTCCTTGGGTTGATTCTGACTACCCTCTGGCATTACTTGTGCATGATGGGGTATTGTACAATTTACCAAATCCCCAACCGTGATCATAGTATTACCATGTGCTCTCATATTTAAACCTATAGTAGAATTCATCTCTGCCATAGCAGAAGTTCTACGTTGCATCCATTTTTCTGGAGCAAAAGTATTAAATGCTGGTATCCCTGATTTCGTATAATATGATGAAGATTGTGCATTTTCAATTGATCGCAGATCGAGTCCTGCCCGTGTAGAATCAGGTTGCAACATTTGTTTATTCCTTCCCCACGTAACTTTAGTACCTATATCATCAACAGGACTTTGATTGTAAACTGGAGAAGGGAATGATGGGTGTACTGAAGTAATTTCACCATGAAAAGCTTTAAAATAATCAAATCTATGTTCTGAAAATGATTTTGTGGTTATATCATGAACGATTAAATCTGAAGATAACATACCTGACATTTGGTCATTCCTTTGATCATTCATTGTCATATTATAACTAAGTATGGTTTCCAAATCATTCATAACCTGTACTTGGGCATGATCGAATGAGGCACCTTCTGGTTTCGTATTATAATACCAGACTCTCTCGTTTGTAAAAAGATTATCCAAACTTCTAAAGTGGAACCCCTCAAAATTCTCATAAAAAAGAAATCTAGGAGAATTGCGTGTAGTCGAAGTGGAAAGTGCCTGTTTCTTCATCATGTTAATAACAGTAAATGGGGATATGTTTGGTGCTACTACTTTTTTAAAATCAGCAGACGGTTCTATCCATCTTGGTTTTCTACAATCCACTCTCTCCAACATTCTAAAAACAATCTGGGAACAACTTCCTTCTAATGCTTCAGAAATCAATACTCTACCATTCTTCATAATCTCCCCTGTTATGAATGAAAATGAGACTGCTTCAGTCCCTGTTCCAAGATTTGCCTTTCCCACTGTGTAAATATGGAATACATGTTCAGAGTAATCTATAGTATTTTTTCCAAAACTATCGGATGGTGGGAGAGAGGGAGTTTTTAATTTAAGTCTGAAATACTCTTGACCAAGAAGAGGTGTTATAGTTTGCATCGATGCTTGATTATGCATCAAGCATTCTCCTCTAATCCAAGGACGATCTATATCTTCATAAAGGGTTAATTTTATGATATTAGGTTCAATGCCTACTCTCTTGCCTTCACTGGAAAATATTTCTGCTATATCTATTTGAAACTGTCCAGCATATTCTATTTTATCTGGCATTAAAGTATACTCGCATTCATAAGGGAATCAAATTCTAATATTAACTGTTCAGCATAAACAGGGTCTAATAATCTAATCTGTCTAATAGTATCCTGCCTATCTTGCTCAAACTCGAAGTTTGTAACTTCAGTGGCAGAGGGATAATCCGTGTTATCTGTTCCTATGTCTATCTTAATTGTAGTGTCTCCAGAAGTTTGTGGAATCTCATAATGATGTAACGCATCAGGATTATCATACTTCTCATTAATAAATTGAAGAAACTGTGGTGTGCTCATTGGCCATTGATGGTAACGATCTGTAATATTGTTTGCATAAAGAACTATCCAATGATATTGTGCAGAACCATATAATCTGTATGCTATATCTTCTGGTCTTTCACCTTCCTTTACATCATACGTATCATAGAGTAAGGAATTAGTTCGAACCTTGGTTTTAAGAGCAACACGTTTAAGTAAATTTTTTACAACCTCAAAGTCTCCAGTACCTTTGATGTCATAGATTATATATGGAAAACTTTTGAAATACATGATTAGAAACCTTGTCCAACTCTGTCTCTTGTTATAATCTCCATTTCCTTAAATGTGAGAGTTAAAGTAGTTCTCTGGGGAGGATTGCCTTTACCGAATATGCCTTCCGTTTCGTTATATGCAACATAACGATCTCCACCGTATTGGACAGAGACATTTGAGCAAAAACATGTAGATATCTTGTTAAGAAAATTATTATTTTTTGCCTGATACATGTACTCTATATCAAATGTATCTGGAATTGTCATAGACCTTCCCGACGATACCATTTTTGGTTTTGTCTCGGTCGCAGTTTGGCCAGCAATGGTCCCTTGCTTAGTGGCATCTGCGTGATAACCCTTTGCCCATGCTGGTAGGGCATGATATTTAAACATGTATATTATCTGTTCTACTACTTGTGCTTCTCGTTCACTTTTTGGTATAAAAATAAAGGTGTAACTGAATTCTCTACGACCCACTCCCTCAAATGAAAGTTCCATTTTATTGCTTATAATTCTACCTGATTTTATTTGCATCAAGGCACGTATTCCTGGGGCAACAGCATCCATTGATTTATACGCAGCCTTTTTTGCCATCTGAGTCAAATCGTTCATTGCTTTCATACCAATAGTACCACCCTCACCTGATTTCAATTGACCTGATAATGCCTTTTCTATAAGATCAACAGTTCCAACTATTGCTCCAGCAAAACCACCTATATCTACATCAGAATAATTTGGGGTATAAGTCACCGAAACATTTGGGGGCATATACAATGCAATAGAAGTAGTCACACGTTTTGATTGTGCTCCACTCGATTTATAAATACTATCGACGGGGGCATTAAATAATGGTGAATCTGGAGAACCTGTTTTTTTCAGTCTTGCTAACGTAACACCCACTCCAGCACCAAGTGCTTCTGGTCCTTCCAAATTCTCTACATCATCCTGTTTACTTCCAACCCTACCTTTTAATTCTGCATCAATGCCATCCACTATTTTTTTCATATTCTTGTTACTGCTCATCCCACTTTCTACAATATCAGGATATACTATTTTATTAATATGAAAAAGGATATAGTGACCCTGCATAGGATCACCCTCTACATTCAAAGGATAGGTGAGATTTTTTGTATAAAAAGAACTTTTGTTTTGGAGTGGACCAAAGTTAGAACTATCTGTTCCTTTACCTATACCACCTGTTAGGTTATTAATGATATTTCCAGTCGCCTGTTTGACAACACCACTAAGTTGTCCTGTCACCTGTTGCAAAACTGGATTTACCATGTCTAAATATCCTTACGAAAGTATTTATACAAGATGGCATACAAAGGTCGATTTAACATAAGCAATCCATCAAAATATAAAGGTGATCCACAAAAGATCATTTACCGTTCCTTATGGGAACGTAAGTTTATGGTGTATTGTGACACCAATGATGCTATACTCGAATGGGGTAGTGAAGAGTACATTATACCTTATTTATCTCCTTGGGACGGACGAATACACCGATATTTTCCAGATTTTTATATTAAAGTACGTCAAGCAAATGGCACCACTAAAAAGTATATCATAGAAGTTAAACCTAAAAAACAATGCAAACCTCCCGAACAACCCAAGAGAAAAACGAAGAGATGGTATAAAGAAGCAAAGGCATGGGGCATAAATTCTGCAAAATGGAAATATGCAGAAGATTGGTGTAGCAATAACGGCATGGAATTTAAGATATTAACAGAGGATCATTTGGACATTCGGTATAAATAATCACATGGCACAAAGTAAATATATTCAGGCAGTAATGAGAGCACAGGGTGGAAGACCACGTTCTACAGAATGGTATAAGGATAAAATACAAGAATTGGGGAAACCTGGTGCTATGGATTTGATACGGGATGGTAAAAGAGCAGTCAAACCTTTTTACGGTAAATTAAATATGTTTTTCTATAACCCAAAACATAGAAAGACTCTACCCTATTATGATACCTTCCCCTTAGTATTGCCGTTAGAAAAATACCCTGACGGGTTCCTTGGGATTAATATGCACTACCTCCCAATACCTATGAGAATTCGACTTCTTGACCGTTTAGTAGATTTTTCTAATAACACTAAATTTGATGAATCTACCAGATTAATGGTTGATTATAAAAAATTAAAGAATATAAAATTTGTTAAACCAACCATACATAGATACCTTGCAGGGCATGTGCAATCACAGTTTCGTAGAATAGATGCAGATGAATTTACTGTAGCAACTTTGTTACCTGTACAAAGATTCAAAAAAGCATCTGCTAAAGAGGTATGGATAGATTCTAGGGGGATGATCTAATGGCAAGTTTCGAAGGACTAGGTTATGGATTAATGAACGATGCATTAGGATTTCTACGTTCTGATGAAGGATATGCATTACCAAGTAGATATGAAATAGAAATAGGACAACCAAAACCAATGGGTGTTGCTCCAGCATCAGGTGGAGGTGGTGGTTTATTAGGTATGTTTTCAAAAATGCTTCCCTCTGGATTAGCAGGAATGATTACTGGTGCTGGAGGTGGTGGACTAAGAACTATACAAATGAGGGCAGAATCAGTTCAACTTCCTGGTCGTAATCTATCAACAGCAGATGACGCAAACATATACGGTCCCATTAGAACAGTTGCTGATGGAGTTAATTTTGCAGAGGATATCAATATAACATTCCAGTGCGGTTCAGAATTAGGAGAAAGAAAATTCTTTGAAGCATGGCAAGAAACATGTTATGAAAGAGAAACTTGGAATATGAAATATTACTGGGATTATGTCGGCACCATAAAAATCTATCTCCTCGATGTTAATAATAAAAGAAGGTATGGTCTTGCATGTATGGAAGCATACCCTAAAACAGTAGGAGGAATAGACTTAACTTACACCCCTGCTTCAGATATTGCTAAAGTAACAGTTTCTTTTGTTTTCAGATATTGGAAGAATATAGATATCGAAGATAAAGG